GGATTCTTAGGGTAAGCGCCCATACCGGCTTCTTCCCACGCTCTTCTACTTTTGCCTGTTCCAGTACTACCCCAGTACACTGTGCAAGACCGTTCGATAGCAACTGGCTTTGCGTAATCTGCTGCAATCCTTCGGAGGGAAGCATAACTCTGAATACGTATTGATGTTGGGATGGATCCCATATCTCCGAGTGTTGCGGACTCCCAGATCCCGTCCCAATCGTGCTTGCTGTTCCTTCGGAAAGGTTTGACTCCCAACTCAAATTGCGTCCCCTGGACCCTCGTCTCCTCTTTGAACACGTATTCGTCCGCTTTAGCGGACCTGGTCGGCTCAGCATGGACATCTCCGAAAATGTTCCTAACGGTGAGTCTTCTGCCTTTAAGATCGAGGGCGAGGACGATCTGCCAATGTAGGTACGCTGGCCTAAGTTCTCCCGACTGCTTTCCGAGCTCAAGCTGACCTCGGATCCAAGTGACTCCCTTCGGTAAATAGGGGGTCCATCCATGGTGGGGGACGGTGAGCATCCAAAATCGGGACTGGGGCACGGGGTCCCTGGTGCTCGATCCCATAGTACTGATGGAAGCTGGTCGGGGGATGGCTCTTGGCATTTCATTATTGTTATAATAAAACGAGCCTTTTTATAATTCTATCCGTGCTCACTTCGGCCGAAACGTCCGCCGCCACTCTGAATTCTATTGGTCTACGGCTAATTTAGATCAGTTTGTGTAACTGTTCCTCTAAGTGAGCCTTAAGACGCTGCGACTTGTAGGTAATACTAAGGATCACTTCGTGTCCTTTGGGTGTCCTACAAGTCTATGAGGTTTCCGCCCGCACCCGCTACCGCGGGACACGACCTGACTAATATAATAAAGTAAACGATATATTAAGCATCTTGGGGGGCATAGATTCCTCTACCCTCATCATCAACGTCCTGGGTACCGATGGTACGTCCAGTTGTACTGACGTTGTTAGAATAGTTTTCAAAGTATTGAACATTACGATTGAGACCCACTGGTTTAATTCCCGGAGCATCCATTACGATCTCCGATTTAATTTCAATCAAGATTCCAGCACCAGCTGTGCCTGGAACAGAAACCCACCGACCAGACCCACTGGTTAGGGTTTCTCCTGTTAAAGCTACTAGATTTGGAACTGCATCCATGACGACGAATTTAGTGTCGCCTTTAGGATATGTCCAATGAACTGTACCTAGAGACTGATCTTCTTTAATCGACTTCTTTCGATTAAAACGTCCCGTGTATCCGTGCACAACAAATGAAGTAGACGCACCGGGATCAATTTTGATCAGGGTGGTTTCCATTTTGTACGCACGTTTCAGAGTCGGGCTCTGTTGCCACGGAACTGCAATATTATCCTTAGTAGGAGCAACCGTGGCAGACCCTTGCCAAGCAAGAGATGCAATATCTGCTGCAGCAGCATCATCAATTGTATTTTGAGGCAAGGCATCGGTGTTATTTTTAGGGCTCATAATTGTAACAGTCAGATCATAGTGACGCTGACTGTTATTCTTCAAGATATAAGTAACCTTCTGGGATTTAATGTCAAACACAGTATCCTGGAAATCCCCAAAGTTCTTTGCCGATGGATCCAAATTGTAGTTCTGAACTACTGGCTTCTGATTAAACATAATCGAGGCCGAGTTCACAATCTGATCAGGGGTAAAATACACATGTGGCAAAGCCAACAGTGCGTTACCCCCGTTGTTGTTAAAGTGAAAGTGCCTGTAAGCAACATTCTGGGCAGGGCCCATCAAAAAGTGATCGTTCCATAATTGCACTCGTCTCCCTTGAGTGCCTTTGTCCTCAACGACAGTTTTGATTTTAGCCCTTAAACCTTTGCTCACTTTCACCACCTTCCGGTGACGTGTAGCTATCTTCCCCTTCTTCCCAAACTTTGTAGCGTTGTTAAGACTGTTATTAGCACCCGCTGTTCTCCTAGTACCTCCTACCGACCGCTGTCGGCTTTTAGAAGAGCTGGAAACAGACGCACTTCTGCCATAAGTACCGGGGGCGCTTCCTCTTCTTCTCATTGGGTTGATCGATTGACGCTTGCGGTTGCTCATGGGAGGTGTTAGATAAACGGATGCTTTCCGTTTTTGATTGCGTGCTAGTATATTCGAAGCTCGGGACATAGCTAGTTGATAGTTGGTAGGCATGTTGCGATATTTTTGGTAAAGTTTATAGCCAGTAATTGACCCTGGAGTACCTCCAGCAATATAACCTAGTGCTACCGCACTAGTTGATCCTATTAGGTTTTGATAGTCAGGCATTAGTTAACTTTTAATAGCAAATAGCGTTTATTATTGTGCAATCCGCAAATGGCTCAATAACCGGGTTCATACAGACTATTTTTAGTCTTCGAACAAGCGCCGCCTGGGTGGATGAATCCAAGCCCGGGTACCATTCACGCGGATGTAGGTTGGACGTGATCCAAATCGTGGTTGCACGTAGAACAGTGGAACTTCCCTTAATTTCCACACACACAGGATACCTGTCGAGCCAGGTGAGAATATTCGCAATGTCGATTGTTCCGCGAAATTCATCGATGACAACATGTTCCTGACCCTGGTAACCACACCAAAATTTTGTGCGGGGATTCTTAGGGTAAGCGCCCATACCGGCTTCTTCCCACGCTCTTCTACTTTTGCCTGTTCCAGTACTACCCCAGTACACTGTGCAAGACC